AAGCCCCGCAAGGGGCTTTTCTTTTTGCCATAAATTTGCAGTAGTTGAAACCCATTTAGTTTAGCAATGAATATTTTCACCTACGTAAAGAATAAGATTATGGGCTTCGCCTCCATCTTCAAAGATGACAATACCTGGAATGAGAAGACAATCATTGGCTTTATGTCGTTCGCTGTAATGGTTATGGTAATGGTTGCAGACGTTGTGTCTGGCTTTATGGGCAAGGACCTTGTCATCAACGAGTTTACCTACAACTCATTCGTGATTATCACGCTTGGCTCATTCGGAATTGCTGGACTAGAGAAGTTTGCTAAGAAATGAAAATGCCCGTCTCTTTTGACCAGTTTCAGAAGAATCCAGTTGCCGCCATCGCATTTATAGGTCTCGTCGCAATAGGTTATCTTTATGTAGACCAGAAAATGATGAATAGCAAAGTAGACAATCGTTGTCAAACCAGAGTGTCAGAACTCGAAGTAAAGGTGGACAAATACACCGAACATATTCGTAGACTCGATTCTGCCCTGGCCTATACTAGCGCAAAAAACGAAATGCTCCTTCAGACGAAATGACACGCACTATCCTCCTCCTAGCTACAGGTATTGCTGTTGGTACACTAATCGCTAAAAAAAGCGAATCAACTAAATCTGTTGACCCGGTAGACCTAATTATCGAGAAGTCTAACCAAACAATGCGTAAAGCAAGTGCGGTATCAGCAAAAGCCGATAAGGTTGTAGCTGGCAAGATTACCGAGATGAAGCAAACTATTGAGGTGCTGGAAGAGGAAAAGGAACAGCTTGTTGAACAAGTAACAGTGATGCAAAATGAGATTACTACTATCAAGTCTGCTCCTGTGCAGCCTTTCGATGTACTCGCAATCGGTGTATCCGATACAGCGAGTAGAAAATAACGACACGGTAGTTGTGATGACCAAAGGTCAAGCTGTCGCTATGAACAAGCGCTTCTTGATTATGGACTCTACAATCAAAGCATACGACGAAGCATATAAGCTTAAGTACTTTCAACACAACGAATCAAAAAAAGCAATAGCTAAGCAAGACTCTGTAATCGCTGATATCAATCGCCAGCTGCTTACAAAGCCATCCTTCAAGAAAATGACGCAGACCGACGTACTTATGTCGTCGTACTTCATCTTGTTCTCGACCGCTCTGTTTTATATGAGTTTTAAGTGATGGACAACAGAATTAAAAATATGCTCAAGAAGTATGGATTATCCGGCGTCAATAAGCCTAAGGGTACTCCGTCTCACCCAAAGAAGTCTCATATCGTATTAGCTAAAGACGGAGACAAAGTAAAGCTTATCCGCTTCGGAGAGCAAGGAGCTGACACTGTTACAGAAAGTAATCCTACTGGTGCTAGAGCCAAGAAAAGAGCTAGTTTCAAGGCTCGCCACGCAAAGAATATTGCTAAAGGAAAGATGAGCGCTGCCTATTAGGCAGACCGCGTTAAGTGGTAATTACACACTAAAATTTACGTATTGTTGATACGTATAACTTTGCATTACTAAAATCAATTTATTATGAGTGAATTCGAAAACAACATCGAGAACGCATTAAAGGATATGGGCGTCAAGTTTTATGACGCGCCGCCCCAAGATGCAACAGAGCCACAACAGACTCAAGAGCCTGTTCTGACTCAACAAACAACGGAGCCAGCTCCCGCAGATGCTGGAGGTTCTTTTGATAACTCAGCGCAGTCACAAGCTGTGTCTGAGCCCGCACCCGCCGCCGACAATGACGACGTGAGTGACGAGGAGTTTGAGGCTATGCTAGCTTCGCACCTTAGTGAAAGGCTAGGGTTGTCGCTAAGCACCTTGGACGAATTGTCTAATTACATCGGCAAAAGCGACGCGGCAGCAACTATCGATGAGCGAGTCAAAGTAATCGCTGATTTCGTTGCTCAAACTGGAAGAAGTCCAGAAGACTGGTTTAAGTACCAATCGTTCAACCCATCTGAAATGGATGATTTGTCGGTTGTTAAAACTCAGTTAATGACTGATAACCCGGACCTGAGCAGTGAAGATATCGACATCCTTATCTCCAGAAAGTATAAGCTTGATGAAGATTCGTTTGATGAAGATGAAGTGAAATACTCGAAGCTACAGCTCAAGATGGACGCAAAAACAGCTCGTGCAGAGTTGGACAAGATTAGAGAGTCCTTCAGGATGCCTAACTTGCAAAGTCAGGACAGTGAACCACTGTTCGACCAAAATTGGATTGCCTCGATGTCTTCTGAGGTTGATTCTCTTGAGGGCATTGACTTTGACCTTGGCACCGGGAAGATTTTCACGTTTGGTATTGATGAGAAATATAAACCAACCCTCAAAGAGAAGAACGCAAATCTTGAACGATACTTTGACGAGTACGTACGTCAAGACGGCTCTTGGGACTTTGAGCGCTTGTCATTGCACCGTGCAGTTGTAGACAACATTGACTCTATCGTTAAGTCAGCATACCAGCAAGGTATTTCTGATGGACAGAGAAAAGTTGTCGAAAACACGGCTAATATCCAAGCATCAACCCCTTCTGTTGGAAACGTGCAAAACTCTCCATCACTTCGTGACCAGCTGTTGAAGTATTTCAACAATGACGATATGATGAGGGTTAGATAAAAAAATCAATCACCCCCCTAATACCAAAAAACAATGTCTGTTACAACTGGTACCGGTTTTTACGGAACTCCCGCTGTGGATGCTTACCGCAAAGCCACCCCTGACAAATACATTTCGCTCGGCGACTACATCGACGAAATCAACAAGCCCGATAACCGCGACAAGCTGGTTAAATCTTTCGGTGCTCAATCTATCACTGGCTTCCTGCAATTGACCGGTGCTGTTAAAGCACAAGGTGTTGCTGACGAGGTTCAATGGTGGGAAGAGGCTCGCCTGCACGCTACCCAGAAGACCGGTGCTACTGCCGCTTCTGCTGCTGCTGGTGCTGCTCAAACCATCGCCCTTGCTTCTAGCGCTTCTGTAAGCGTTCGCCTGAACGACATTCTTATGCTTCCTGGTGGAAACCGCGTATTCGTTTCTGCTATCACGGCTACGGGCGCTACCCCCGCTATGGAGGTTTACAACCTTAAGAATGCTTCTTTGCCTTCAGCTGCTGCTAACCTCACTTTGCCTATCGTTGGTAACCTGTACGCTCAAGGAACTGAGCAGCCTACGGAATACCTCGAGAGCAACGTGTTGAAGCGTACCAACCCCTATATGATTATCAAGGAAGCTTACAAAGTGACTGGTTCACAAGCTACCAATATCGGATGGGTTGAAGTTGCTCCTGGCGACTACCGTTGGTTTATGAAGGGCGAGATGGATACCCGTCAGCGCTTTATGGACAAGCGTGAGCTTATGATGCTGTTGGGTCAGAAAGTTACCGCTACAGCTGCTATTCCTGGCATCTCTGGTTCTGAAGGTTATTTCGAAGCCATCGAGAACCGTGGTCTTGTAGCTAGCTCTCGCATTGCTGCCTTGGCTGACCTCGACGCTATCGTTAAGGAACTTGACCGTCAAGGTGCAGGTCCCGAATACGCTGTATACGTTGACCGTGAGCAAGACTTCAACTTCGACGACTTGATTGCAGCTGGTCTTGGTTCTTCTTTGACCTCAGGTGTTGCTACTCAGTTCGGTGCCTTCAACAACAGTGCTGATATGGCTATCGCCCTTGGCTTTAAGTCACTCAGCCGTGGAGGTTACACGTTCCACAAGCACAACTGGAAGCTCCTGAACGACCCGACTATGCTCGGTATCGAGAATGGTGCTGCTGCTCTGTCTCCGTTCGCTGGTGTGATGATTCCTTTGTCTACCGTTGTTGACGCCAAGACTGGCGACCGCAACCCGTCACTGGAAATCAACTACAAGGCTAGCAACGGCTACAGCCGCGAAATGGAGCACTGGTTGACCGGTTCTATCCTCGGAGCTACTAACGCTACGAGCGACTTGGTTCAGTTCAACTACCGTTCTGAAATCGCTCTTATCACCCGTGCTGCTAACCGCCACGTGTTGATTAAGAAGTAAACAGCCTAACTAGGCATCGGGTAGGAGGGGGCTTCGGCCCCCTCTGACTCCCACCTAAAAGTTTTAATTCCATTGAATATGTCAACTGCAAGAAAACCCCGTACCGATTCATTCGGCCCCTCTGTTCACGCTGAAACAGAAATCCCCACATCAGAATCTCAAGTCTCAATGACCAGCCTGAAGACAAAAGCTGTCTCTTCAGAAGGTAAGACTAAGGTTTACTCTATCCTTAATGGAGGAGGTATCTGGTGTAAACTCCGTGGCACTGTAACCACAAAGAACCCCATCAGACAGATTAGATACTGCCCTAATGAGCCTTCAATCTACGTAGATGAGCAATCTCAATTTGCTATCGTAGAGCAGGTTGTTTTCAGAGAAGGAACTCTGATGGTAGACGCAGACCAACCTAACCTGCAAGCATTCCTAGATGCACACCCGGACAACCAAGCCAATGGCGGATATGTGTTCTACGAAATCAATACTGAAAAGAATGCAGAGGAAGAGCTTGAAAACGAATTCCTTGTACACGATGCTGTAGCTATGGTTCGTGAAAGCGACCTAGACTTGCTGCTTCCTGTTGCTATGTTCTTGGGAATCGATTCTAAGAAGAAAAGCGTAGAGATTCGCAGAGAGCTTCTTAATCACGCTAAGGCCAATCCTAAGTCATTCATCGAGATGTTTGACAATCCAGTGGTGAAAGTTAAGGCTATGATTATTCAAGCTGTAGACTTCCAAATCCTGAAGATTAGCTCTGATGCTATGCGTTGGTACGACAACAACCAAGTAATCATCACTACGCCTGCCGGACAGAGCACTCTTGACGTTATGGCTAGATACTGCCTAACAGATAAAGGAGCTCTTGTGTATGCTGAAGTTACGAGCCGACTGGCAAGACTGTAAGACTTCACACATACAATACGAGACTGGGGTCGCAAATTGCGACCTCTTTCTTTTTCGTAGATTTGCATTAAATTGTGACTAAATGGCTAGTGTTTACCAAGTATATACAACACTCAAAAACTTAGCAAATAAGGATGAGCAGGGGTTTGTAACACCACAAGCCTTTAACACATTTGCGCCCGTGGCTCAGCAGAAGATTGTCAATGACCTTTTCGCAAAGTTTGACACACTTAACGCTGTAGGAAATAGAGTACCTCACCAGACTGTTGACGTCTCTCTGCACAAGAGAATCAGAGAGGACCTGTCTGTGCTTCAGAAATCATCTAAGCTCACTAAGACAAACGGTGCTTTTATCATTCCAGATGACTTTATGCGTCTGATTAGCGTACGCACCTCTGGAGCTTACTTCTTGAATGAGTCGACCTCTAAGCCTATTGATGTGCTGTACGAGGTATTTAAATTAGATGAGATTCTGACTAATGATATGTTAGCCCCAACAGACTGCAACCCTCTTGCTGTTCTGGACAACGGAATCACCATCTACCCGGCAACGGTATCTAGCATTGTGGTTTATTACTACAAGAAGCCTCAAGGTCTGCTCGCAACCACTGGAGCAAAGACTGCTGGTGTGCCTAGATTTGGTTACACTGTGGCCAACACAAAAGAAGTATACTCAGCAGCCAACAGCGTTGATTTTGAATTGCCGGACCACTATGTCCCGGAGCTCATCACTGAGATTGCAAAAATGATTGGCGTTAGCCTTAGCAGTGCAGACGTTTACAATTACGCCATCCAAGAAGATAATAAGTAATGTCAAGGAATACAGTAACTCTATCTCAGGTTATCTCCAACTTTAAAGTATTAAACGAAGGAGACAACTACTGTGCTGGCACTAGCGACAGCGTAATCAGGGCTCTTGCTCTTCGTGGAATCCGAGAAATGGGATTCGATATGATGAAGCGTGTACGCTCTCTTAAGCTTCCTGTTAACACGGCGCTGAACACTGTAGACTTACCAGATGACTTCGTTGACATCGTCAAAATTGGATACGTAGGTCAGGATGGCCTGGTGTATGTGTTTGGAGAAAATAAGAACGTAAACTATTCACAATCATACGTCGACGGAATGATTGACTCAGACGGTGACGGAGTGTATGACAGAGAGGACGATAAGGGTGACGTATCGCCTATTGGTTCTATCCTTAGCGGTCAGGAAAGCTTCTTGTTCCGTAACTACCTGTACGAAAACACGTTTGGAGCACTATATGGCTTAGGTGGCGGACATTACAGTGGAGAGTACAGAATGAACCTTGACCAGAACAGAATCGAACTATACCCATCTGGAACCTACGGAGAGGTTGTAATCGAATACATCGCTGACGAGGCTAGGTCTTCAAACCCGAGTGTACATATCTACTTAGAGCCAGCTCTAAACTCTTACATCTACTACAAGATTATTGAGCGTAAGTCAAACGTCAATATGAACGAGAAGATGCGTGCTCGTCAAGAATACTATAACGAAAGGAGACTTGCTAATTCCAGACTCAAGAGCTTCAGCAAAGAAGAGGCACTTAAGACTATTAGAAAGAATTTCAAGCAATCTCCTAAGTACTAATAAGTTATGCCAGTACAGAAGTTAGCGCCTAGAAGCTTAAATCTGGATGATGACTACCTTGTAGTCAAGCCAACAGAAATGGTTGATGCTTTTAATATTGAAGTTGCCGCCGATGAGAATGGTAACGCAAACGTATTAAAGGCTATTCAGGGCACAACTCCTATTTCTTTCGCTGCAGGTTCTGCTCTTCCAGCTGGTACAAACACAGTTATTGGCTCTGGGTTAAACACAGAAAAGAATGAGATTGTATACGCTGTATGGAACTCAAATGGGGACCATAGTATATATGTATACTCTACTTCTACCGGCGTATGCAAACTAGTGTACCGAGATTCTATTCTTGCCTTTACGCAGACTACGTTCGTTAAGTTTGACTTCTTGGTAAAGCAGAATGGCGACACTATCGCATACTTTACTGATGGCAATAATGAGCCAAAGAAGATTAACATCACCAAGGCTACCGGAGTATCTGGATACCCGTACAAGACAGCAGGAGCATACAGCTACACGTCAGACGAAAAGCTGTTGAGTATAACTTCTCAGCGACAGGCTCCACTCACTCCTCCTTCTGCTACGTTTGCTAGGGTAGGAGACGAAGATGGATTCGTATATGACGAGTATTTTCAGTTTGCTTACCAATATGTATATGAGGATGGAGAAGTCTCTGCCATCTCACCATACAGCGAGCTTTCTTTAAATACGTATCACGTCTTGGAAGACTTTGTAGGATACGAGGCTAAATCTTACTACAATACGATTAACGTGACTGTAAGGTACAGTCTTGCTGACGTATCAAAGATTAAAGTACTGGCTAGGTCGTCTTCAGGACTTGGATTCTTCCAGATTGGAGAATTGAATAACGTCCGCTCCGCTAGCACCACTACTCTCGCCTTCACGAACTCCAAGCTTCGTGCTTACATTGCTGAGAGCGAGCAGAACAAAATGTACGATAGCGTTCCTCGTAAGGCTAACGCCCAAGCTATAAGCAGCAACAGACTTCTATACGCAGGATACACCGAGTTCTTTGACAACGTCGCTGCTTCCGTATCTATGACTGAGATACCAAAGGCTGAGGGAGTAAATGTTCCTATTTCGGTTACTCCAACTACAGGTCAGTCTGTCTCGTATAATCCAGTAATACCTGCAATAACGTCAAAGTTCAATATTGTAGTAGGGGATACGTTAAATGCAATGCCGGATTCAAGTGAGGTTCTTCTTGATTTCAAAATATCTGGAACGCCTACTATTTCATTTGGTTCGCAACCACAGATTGTATTGACTCCAAATGAGTCTACTTACGAGTTAATCTTTGATAGTATCGAGTTTAACATAATTAAAAGATTTAATATCCCAGCTTACACTAGCTTGACATCTCCAAGCCCTGACATTTACAGCTACTTTATTAACAACGTAATTGGAAATTATGAAGTAGTAGTTGGAGAGGCAAACGCTGACCTAATTGTATCTGGGGACAATCACAGCTTCAAAGGTACCGCCGTAATAAATGTATCACTTGATGCTGTGAACTATGGAAGTACTCAGGTTTCATTTATCGTTAAGATTGTATCTCTGACGCTGGAAACTGCTTCAGGCATAAGCGGAACTACCGGTGAGCCTATCCCGCCTTCTTCGTTTATTTCTTTTACGCTAAATCCAACATTGCTAAGCACGTCATACATCACTGACTGGATTGGATTTAGAGCCTTCAACAATTACAACTCTAGACAGTACTATAACCCATCCATAAGAACTTTCAAGTCTGGCCAGCATCACAAGTTTGGAATAGTTTATTACGACCTGTTCAATCGTAGTGGAGCAGTAAATGAAATAGGTGATAAGGAGATTACATTCCTGTCAGATAGAGAATACGACGTAAGAGGAGCTGCAGCTATCCAATTTAAGCTGTTGCATAATCCGCCATCGTGGGCTAAGAAATGGCAGTTGGTATATGCTCCATTTTCTTCGTACAGCTTTAGCTTGCAGCATAGCGTTACTGAAGCATTCAGTAATACTACAGACCCATTTATTTATGTCTCTACAGGTGTTCTTGAGGGCAAGCCATACTCATACAAAGACTCTAAAGGCGCGAAGCTCGAGTATTCTTTTGTAGAAGGAGATAAGTTGCGCTTAATCAGATACGAAAATGCTGGCTCGATAGAGTACGTGAGTTACGAATTTGATATTTTGGCTTATGAGTTTTTCGACGGAAACAATACGCCTATATCTGCTTCTGTAAGCGCCGATAGAAAAACCGGGTGGTTTTTAAAGTTGAGAGACAACGCGCAAGCTGTTGCGTTCTCTAAAGCCTCTATTGAGTCTAGTTCAGATGGATGGAATAATAAAGCGATTGTAGAAATCTATAGGCCGGTAAAGCAGGCTGATGTTTCTATATACAGAGAAATATCTGAAGTCTATGATGTAGTATATGACTCTGGGGCTTATAAACACAAAGGCGAAAGAGACTTTTCGTACACGTGGACTTCAGGCCCATCAAACATAACTATTTTAGAAGGTGTAGCTACTACTTCTTTGGACATAAGAAGTGGTGATACTATAACTATTAGTCATACTGTCCTAGGTTCTCCTGAAATATTTGAAGTAAGAGTTGGTGCCGTAAAGACATATGGGGCCCAGAAAAAATTCTCTGTAGCGAATGCAAACATCGTAGGTCAATTGAGCAACTCAATCCCTTCAAACGATAACTACTCACTAGCTAATATTTCTGGACTTTCTTTTGCAATTATAGAAACGTCAAATGGAGATGCATACTACAGGCCAAGAAAAATGGTTGTAGCTATTGGATATCCAGGCAGTGGAAATGTTACAACCTCAACTTCTGAAATGTTCATAGAGGACAATTCCGTTAGTGACTTTAAAGTATCAAATGTTTCTGTAGTTGGTCGACCAAACGCAGCATCCCCCACAGCTATCGAGGTTTACAGAAAGGCTAGCATTACTTACTCCGAGCCATATGCAATTGACTCGTCTGTTCTCACGTTGTCTTCGTTCAACACTTCGCTAGCCAACTTTAATGACTACGCCAACAAGTACGGAGCGATTAAGTACATTCACTCTAATGACGACTCATTATTCGTCCTTCAAGAGCGGAAAGCTTCAATCATTCCCGTGGGTAGAAATATGGTTGAGTACGCTGACGGAGGGGCAAGCCTTACTGTCAGCAATAACGTACTTGGTATACAGAACTTCTACGCTGGAGAATACGGCGTAAACGATAATCCTGAGTCAGCTATTGAGAGAGACGGTCGGCTGTACTTCTGCGACGTAGTATCCGGAAAAGTACTCAGGATTGGAGGCGATGGAATCACGCCGATAAGTGACTATGGCGTCGGCTCCTTTATCGCTAAAAACTTTAATGATATCGACCTCAGCGCAACAGCTCACAAAGTGGTGTCATACTATAATCCAGATAAGGATTACTATATGTTCTCTACTTTTCCATTGTCTGGTTCTGGAATATCGCTTACGATGTCTTTTGACGTTACCTCAAATACGTGGATAAGCAAGCACTCCTTCTATGCTGAAGGGGGATTGCCTCTTGGTGACAGTCTGATGTCGTTCAAGAATGGAACGCTATACAAGCACTCAGATGATGCTACGTTTGGTGTTGTGTATGGAAACAACTGCACGCCATCTTTTGCTGTTGTGGCAAACGAAAATGCTTCAATGGTTAAGACATTTAAGTCTCTGTCGATTGAGGCTAATAAGCCATTCGGTTTCTATGTAACTAATACAAGTCAGGACACTAATCCTATAGCTCATACGGTCCTTTCTGATTCGACTAGCTTCATCCTGAATAACGGAGGCCAAGTTATTGGATACGGCAACCAACAGTTCAGAGAGGGTGTCTACTACTCTGAGATTCCTAGAGACAGAGAAGGATACAATAACTCGATTATTGTAATCGGAGAGGTTGCTTCAGTAAGTGGAAACCTAGCAACATTTACTTCTAAAATTTCTGACATTCCATTCGAGCTAAATAAGACTGTTCAGGCATTCAACGGTTCGTCTTGGACTGGAGCCGGAATTACTATCTCTAGCATATTTGATAGTAAAACACTTGCATTTAACACATCGGTCAATTCATCGTTTATTGGACAGACCTTTGGAGTAGATGGAAGCACGGACATCAATGGAAATCCAATTAGAGACCGTCACTGCGTAGTTTGGTTTTCCAACCCGACAACTGGTAAATTCGAACTGTACGCAGTTAACATTAACTATAGCGAGTCTAAGTCACACTTTGCTTAATTTTGTATTATATGAGAAGCGTTAAAAAATATCAAGAAGGTGGTGCTGCAGCAGCGGCCGTTCCGGCAGTTGGTACAAGTAGTATGTCTGCTGACCTAGCGGCAGCGCAAAAGGCTAGCCAGATTTCTGCTGGAATCGGCGGTATCGCAGATGTTGGGGTTGGTGCTTACAATATCATCGAAGGGATTCGTCAATCAAAACAAGCTAAGGCTGAGATTGAAAGACTTAAGAAGTCTGCTCCGGTTCTCACTACGCCTAGCCAGTACTACGAGGCTCAGAAGATGGCATACGACCAGAGACTAATTGACCTTCAAAAAGAAACTGTAGCTAGAAACGTATCTCAGTCTTTGCAGACAGCAGGTCAGCTAGGCGGTCGCGCACTTATCGGTTCTGTTGGAGCTCTCCAGTCTGGTGCCGATAGAGCAATGCAAGAAATCAGCCTTGATGCTGCTAATAAGCGTATGGCTGCTACAACTCAACTTGGAGCTGCAAGAGAAAGAGAAACTATGGCTAAGGAGACGAGATTCCAAGGAGACCTCGGATTTGAGCGCCAGAAATATGCTGACGCTAGAGCTGCAATTGGAGAAGGTATCGGGCAAGTTGTTAGCGGTACGGCAAATGCCGCAGCTATGTTTATTAAGGATGGTGGAGTAATCAAAACCCCTGGAAAGTTTTCTCACGAAAAGAACCCAATTGACATTGTAAAAGGTGGAGCTAAGATTGGCGAGATGACCGGAGGAGAGTACATCTTCAACCCTAAGCAGATGGGTAAGATTAAGGACTTTGTTTCTAACGGAGACAAGGACAAACTGCACAGCTACGTAAAGTCGCTAATTAAGAAATTCAACAGCAAGTAATGGCACAATCTATATACAAGCCCATCAGGACAGAGAGTCTATCTGAATTGGCTTCTAAACCGTTCCGGGAGCGTGAGGCTCGTGTATTGAATAAGATTGCCAACACTGAGAAAGCTGTTGATGCAACTGGCATTATGGACGTGTCCATCTCTGGACTAGCTCCGAATATGCAGCAAGTTGCTAAGCCTTGGATTGACGCTATTAAGTCAAATATGTCTGAGGGCTTCTACTCAAATAACGTAGAGAAGGTAAACGAGGCACGTCGCCAGGCTCAAGAGCTTAAGGCTTTCGTGGATTCTGGTAAGCTGGCCACAACGTCTGCTAACCAAGCTATGATTGAAGGAAGCAAGCGCCTATGGATGGGGCTAAGCGTTGACGAGGAAACTGGAAAGCAGCTCTACCAGCAAAAGACTCAGTCTCCATACAACATTGCGTTTAATGAAAATGGTTATCCTCTGATTAAAACTGATGATGGAGGCCTAGCTTCACCGCTGAGCATTGGGGACCTTAACCCTCAGAACTACCTAATCTTTACTGATGCCATTGAGTGGGGAAAGAACATTGACCCGAAGGCTTGGCAGGGTAATTACGATAACATCTTCGCAACAGCTAAAAACGCTGACGAGCTTGGTAAGTTTGTCACTAAGCAGTTCAATGAAGACGTCAAGCTTGGACGTGTTTCTCCAGAAGAAATTGCTATTTCATACCTGTTGAAAGACAAGACTCCAACCGATATTGGTCAAAGTAAAATCATTCAAGAAAAAGATATCATTTTGCAGGATGAGGAGCTGTTCAATGAGGCTAAAAATTACTACCTGAATAACTCCATTGGTGCTGCAAATGCTGCTTGGCAGGCTAGTCAGAGAATGGCTGCCTCTAAGGCTGCTGGCTCATCATCAGAGAAGGCTCCTAAGTTCACTCAGTCTACTACTACGATTACGCTAGACGACGGAACAGCTATCGCGAACACTACGCAATACACGCTTGCAACTCCAATCAAAATTGGAGCTAAGACAATCTACAACGCGTACAAGACTCCGGACGGAAAATGGTACGGATTCTCTGCAACGACTAAGCGTCAAGGTTCTAAGAGTTTCGTAGAAGAAGAAATCATTGAACTCAATAGCTCGCAGTCTGACTATGTTGTTGGCGTACTTGGCTTGAAAGGCGTAAAGGGAGCTACCAATAGAGCTACCCGTGCCGCAGGTAGAATGTAAGGTTTTCTTATATTTGTACTTGTAAAGCCACAACAATGAACGAAGAACTCGACGGGCTAGTATCGCTTGGAATAGAAAGAGGTAGAGATTTTAATTACATCTCTAAAGTACTTGGTGAAGAAGGATTCTCCGCTGCAGAAATTAAAGCTGCCGAGGCCCTGTATAATCAAAAAAAAAAATCCCAAGCGGTCCCTACGTCCGAATCGAAACCAAAGGTGGATTCTGGGGTATCGGTATCGGCTGGTCCTCGCGTTGGAAAATCCGTATCGGAGCCTTCTACGCAAGTCCCTAAGCCAGGCCTCAAGGTTGATATCACGGCTGGCAGCGTTGGCCCAGCAATGGGTGCGCTTCAGTTTGCGACGACTGGCGTAGCTCCTGTATCTATTGAGGAGAAGAAGAAACTTGTATCAGACAACGAAGTCATTGCTTCTCAACTGTCTGAGCAGAGAAAGAAGTCTGCTGGAATTTACATTGCAAACAAGCAAGCAGGAAAGGACCCATACCTTGACCCTGAGTTCCAAGCTCAAAAGCAGAGAGAGAATGAGCTCATCGAGCAGTCTGCTCAGATAAAGCAACAGCTACATCCAGAATTAGCTCCTGAGGCGTTTGTAAAATACAACGAGAAGGGCGAAGCTCAAGAGACTCCAGTAAGTGAGGTAAAATACATCCAGGACGCAATCTCCGTGCTTCCTGCTATGGAGCAGGACCAGCGTATGGCTCAGCGTGCTATTGATATCCAAAAGCAATACGAAGGAGAGTTCAAGGAGATTTCTAAGTTTGGAAACATTCCGTTGGTTAGCTCGGCTGCAAATGCAGCTGTTGCAGTGGGGTCTGGTCTTACCTCGATGCTTGCTGACGTAGCTCAATTCATTACTGAGCCATTTGCTGCTACACAAGAAGGAGAATACGAAGGAGTAATTCCTGAAACGGCTGAAGCAATCTATAGCGGCGCTCGTTCACTGTCTGAAGCTATGCGTTTTCAGCGCGGCGTAAACCTTGAGAATATTGGCCTAACTCCGGCACAGCAAGACAAGGACCCATTCTCTCTCATTGCGGAAGGCGACGTTGAAGCAGGATACAAGTCACTTGGCATTATGGTAGGTGACGCTGCTATGTTCAGTCAAGCTATCGGAGCCCTATACGGTGTTGGTTCTGTTGCCTCATCAACTAAGCTTGGTCAGGCATTCTTGGCTTCTGAGCAGCAAGGTGCAAAAGCAATCGTAAACAAGGTTTACAATAACGTAGCTACGAATGTGGCTGAAAGCCCTGTAATGTTTGGAGCAATGGCCACATTGTCTGCTCAGCAAGGATGGGACGCTGTCAAGAACAGAGCTGACCTTTCTGTTGCAGATAAAATCTTCTACGCTTCTGTAGGAACTGCAGCTAACACCATTACTGAAGCCCTCAACATCGACGACCTTAAGCTGGTATCTAAAGGCCTAGATGGTGCTGCAAGAGAAACAGCATTGAAGTCTTTCTCTGGTACGCTCAAGCAGTACGTGAAAGATATGGGTCAGATTGGGACTCCTGAGGCTTTCGAAGAGACGATTAACTTCTATGCTGACGCGCTAGCTAAGTATGTCATTGATGGCAAGCTCCCAACTGCTACAGACCCATTGACTTCTATTGCTGTTGGATTCCTCGCTCCTAGCTTGAATGTTACTGCAACTTACGCTCCTTCCATTATTGAGTCGGCCATTGCTACCACCCCGTGGAAGATGGCGAAGACTAAGGAGTTCGAAAGAAATCGTCAGTTGGCAGAAGAGAAAGGAAAAATCACGGAAGCTCTAGCTGCCGAGAATCTTCCTCAGTCTGAAAGAAAAGTATTGATGAAGGCCCTCGAGGACGTTGATTCAGCAATTGCAGACCAGGAGCGTAAGGACTTTGAGTTTTACTCTGGTATGGAGTATGCTGACGCTAACGAAATCCTGAACCTCCACGCACAGATTGGCACTAAAGTACAGCAGTATAAAAAGACTCGTTCAAACGAAGTTCGCTCAGTCCTTGAGGCTGAGATTAGAAATCTGTTCAACAGAAAACTAGAAATCGAAAGTAGATATGATAGTACGCAAAAAACAGGGGTATCAAGTAGTGTCTTCCAAGGGCAAGCCCCTCAGCAAGCCGGACCTCAGCAAGGAGCAGGCCAAGAAACGATTGAAGCAAGTGGAGTTCTTCAAGTACCTACAGAAGAAGGGCCTGAAGTAACTCAAGCTGAAGAGGCTACTCGTATGGATGCGTCGAAAGGTGCATCTGAGGAATTTAGCGTCGGAGCAATCGTACCTGGCAAGGTAGTAACCGAAGGCTTGGCGAGAGTGATGAACAATATCTTCTCCGCTACCAGAGCGGTAGTTCAAGGCGGTAAGGTAGTGTTCCACTACAGCCAAGAGTCAATCGCTAACGTAAACGAGGCTACGAAGGCTCAAAAGAAAAGAAATCCTCGTGCTGTAATTGACGGATTCTACGACAAGACCAATAAGAAGTTCCACGTCTACATTCCTACTGCGGCAGATACTGCTAAAGTTGTGAAGACAGAGGATGGTAAATATGCTCTTGTTGACCCGAAATACGGTGGTCAGGTAGTTTCTACGTTCAAAGACAGAACTGCAGCATTCCAAGCTAAGCAGACATACGACGCTAAGTACATTGAGTTTGCTACAACTAAGGCTCGCCACGAAGCGATTCACCCTGTCATTGATGCATTAATCTTTGAAGACAAGCCGGTACTTGACGAGAACGGAAATCAAGTTCTTGACGAAGTAGGACAGCCTCAGGTTATTCCCAACAGCTTCAGACAATATCTGTACGACAGCATTGTAGAGCTTTACAGCTCGTCTCCTGACGCACAAAGAATCTTTGATAGCTTCCTTGACCCGTACATCGCTATGGGCGCAGACAGCCGCACAATGCAGCGAGAGGCAATCACTGAGTTCTTTGCTCGTATGGGAGATGAACAGCGCTTCAAGCAGCTTGATAAAGGATTCATTCAAAAGGTAAAGGACCTACTGAATCAACTCCTCGTTAGAGCTGGAATTCGTGACGTTAGCATATCTACCGATGACGACCTATACACTGTAGCTAGAGCCTTTAATACGGCTATGAAGCTTGGCGTAGAAGTTAAGATTGCGAACAAAGGATGGAGAGACTACAAGCCTGTTGGTGAGCTGTTCTCTCCTGATATGCTGGAAGGATTAGAGGCTTCTGACCTAACAGAGAAAGAGCTCCGCAGAGTTATCGCTACAGGCAAGTTCGGTATGGTTACCGGGCAGAACCCAAGAGGAACCAAGTTCCCTGCAGAGGTAAGAGACAGATTCAACCGTGAGGCTAAGACCTGGCTAGAGGAGAAGGGCTACAGTGTTATACCAATTCTTGGTAAGTTCGAAGGTATTGCAGAGAACAGCTACCTGGTTCCAAGACTATCTAGCGATGATGCAGTGGCGTTTGCTAAGAGATTCAACCAAGCTGCTGTTGCCCATAGTGCTGGCTTCATTTACTTTGATGGCTCATTTGTTCCTAGAAATAAAAACGGGAACGTATACGGAGTAAACTACAATGATACCGAGTCAGACTACTTCTCTGCTATGCGTACCAAAGATGGTAAGCTTACTGCGTTCAAGGTAGATTACGACTGGGGCACTCGTATGAATTACCAGGCTCTAGAGGATGGCTTGACTAACCAGATTGACTTTTCAATTACTGCACCCGAAGGACAGTCATACGTAGAGTTCTTTGATTCAGTCAATGACCCGCACTTGCGCTCGCAAGCTACGATGCTTCAATTGCTTGCTGAGAAGTTTAACTACAGCAAAGAGATTCTGTTCTCTGCAAATGGAGTGACGTCGTTTGATGAGTCAAAAGACTACGTCATCTTCAATGTAGCCAAAGACAAAGAACTTAATCAAGCATTCGGATACTTCGCTAATGCTTTCTCTACGCTTGCCGCTAAGGAGAATATGGCTCTGTATCGTGGTCTTTTGGACCAGACGGCTAAGCAGTTCCCTGAGCTTGTTGAGACTGAGATTAAAGAAGTAACGAACAAGTACCAAGCTGAGCTCCGTGACAGGCAGACCAAGCAAGAGTTCTTGGGAGGATATGAAGACTTCATCAAGCGCTTGGCTATCCGCAACGTCCTTGACAACAAGATGGTCGAGTTCTTCAAGACCAACGAAACAGACTTCGAGGCTCTTCGTAAGAACTGGGATAGCAACAAGAAGCTTATCGGTGAGGCTATCGGTATCGATATCACTGACATCTTCCCTAGCACCAAGATGGACGGAGTTATGGAGTTGCTTGTCAACCCGGCCCGTGAAATCTACGCAGGAACCGAAGTAGCTAAGCGCATAAAGTCTGAGTACTTACGCGGCGGACAGCTTGGCGCAACTCCAACAGCTCTTCAGATTGGCCTAAATGAATTAAATGACCTTATTTCGACCGTATATGAAGATAGTGAGGTTCTGCTCGACGTATCTCCACAATATAGTCCATATGCTATTAACAAGTCATTCGCTAATGATTTACTCTCAGCTGTTGTTGAGTTAGACGCTCCAGATAAGTCATTAATAGGCATAGCGCTAGAAGCAAGAGCCAACGTAGACCCTGACGATTTTGATTCGTTTACTTTCTATAGAATCCTTCGTACCCCATATCTTGCGTGGGACATTTCAGAATTCCCTTCCGATATTGAATCTTTAGAGGAATCAAAAAGACTAGTAAACGAGAAATTAGAAGAGCTAAAGGACATCTTAGCTAACACAAAGAAAGAAGCGGAGGAATATATAGCTAGTACTGGATTAACAGCCAGCAACTTAATGGTATACACTGCTGAAAGGGAACTGGATATCTTCTTAAATGTAGTAAATGGATTTATTGACTACTGGAGTGACCCAGGCGACAGCGGCGGGTTTTTTGTTGTTTCGTATATCAGTGATAGGCTTGATGACAAAAGTCGCGATTCAAGGACAACCTTAGAGGAGGCAAGTATGGGATTAGGTGCGATATCATCTTTGATAACTGACTTCATCTTACGCAGTAGCGATAAGTCATTTGATGTCAATAATGTATACCCATCTATGAGAAACCTTGACAGACTCCCAAAAAGTATGTCAGAATTAGAGTTTCTTGTTGGCAATAAGACCGTATCGTTAAAACGTACTAATCTATCTCCAGACTACAAGGTTCGCACAACTCTGTCTCAGCTTAATTTCCAACAGGTCGAAAATGCTTCGCTATACAATGCATTCGACTCTAACCTCATCGATTACAGGGCATATGCTAAGATAGCTTCTAATTTTATTAGTGATTTACGAAGTAACACTAGGGTAGAGCGAATCAAAATCAAAGGCACTGAGGGCCTTGCTACCTCCAGAGTAGAAGTGTTTATCCCAAAACTGAATGATACGTACACTGTAAACGGTATGTTCCTTGATGGAGATGTTAATGTATCATTCCACTCAAATACAACTGGATATAATCTAAAAGACCCTGGGGCAGCACTGTCTGTTATGCCGGAGGTAATCAAAGCCATCGGTCGTATGTTCCCTGAGCGTGACGTACGTACAATTTCGTTTACCCCTCTTGAAGCAGACACTGCTAAGCGTAGCGATGGTGAGCTTCGTCGTGGAGTATACCGTATGTTCGCTCAGCGTCTGTTCGGTAACTACTTCCCTGTCGGAGTAACGCAAGATGACGAAAACGTCATTCCTATCCCGTACGTATTCCGTAGTATGCCAGAGACAACAGCTATCTACGAGGATATGATTAATAAGACGGTGAACAACGCTGATGTAAGCTTTGCCATCACCAACTTTGACAACATTCCTGCTGAAGTGACTGAAGGTCTCAACACCATTAATAATGCTGTTTCCTTCGCTGCTGCTTCTAGCTTCCCAAACAAAATCATCTTCAAAGAGGAGCTTCAGAAGCGCTTTAAGATGTACGAAAAGGAGCTTAAGAAGAAGTACGGAATCACGTCATTCGAAGTAGGTGGCCGCGGCAAGAAAGCTATTGACGAAGGCCTGAAGCGTTACTTAGTTGACGCATATACCTACGAGACACTTGTAGCTATCGAGGCTTACCCTGACGCTCTAGGATGGTACGACTACAAGACTCGTGCTGCAATGGAGATTATGGCTCTCATTCATCCGGAGCTTAACACGGACAAGAATGCTGCTGACGCATTTAAGATTGCTCTTGCTATCACGTCTAACGGTAACAAGGTAGCTGCAAACTTCGAAGAGGCTGACCGCCAGTACGAGTACTACAAGAAGAACGGTAAGTTCGACAGCAACACGTCTATCGGAACGCAGAGCGCTGGGATTAAGTCTACGTTTAAGATGGTTAACACCGTCCTTGAGCGTATGTCGATGGATGAGTTCTCTTCGTTCTTGACTTCTAAGTTCCGTGCCGGAGACCTGAAGTATATCAAGAATGGCAAGTCTGAAAGCCTTCTCAGCGGATTCACTGTAGACACTGAGGTATACGGAGCTGCTATCTTCGGTCCTAAGATTGGAAACGGGTTCTATATGAATCTCAACGGAGAGTTCGACCAGCTGACTATGGACCGTTGGTTTATGCGTCAGTTTGGCCGTCTAACTGGAACACTTATCAAGCGTGACCCAGCCAAGCTAGCAGCAGGAAAGACTCGCCTTAAGAATGCAATCAGCACTCTTAGCACTAAGGATAAGGCTGTTTTGGGTAAGGTTATTCCGGGCTTCGGTAAGATGACCCTTGAGGAGAAGGCTAACGCAATTAATAAGGCGTCTATCGACGCTGACAAGCGTGCTGAGATTTCAGCTACCAAGGAGCTCAACGAGGTACGTCTTGCCGGAAACAACTACTCAAAGAACTTGTCTGGTGAAGTTGAAGCACCAAGTGGTGGTAATCAGCGCTCATTCATCATTGATGTGTTCAACGAAGTTCAGAAAGAACTCAAGGAAAAGTACGGAATCAACATTACTATTGCTGACCTCCAAGCTGTTAACTGGTACCCTGAAAAGGCTCTATACCAGACCTTCCAAGAGGGACGCGATGAGGACTTCGGAGCAACAGAAACTAGCGACAACGAACAGCCTGACTACGAGAACGCTGCTATCGGACTCGCTTTAAAACGAGGAATAAATAATGAACAAATCGAAAATGCAAGAAGAGCAACCGAACGTGGAGAACGTATTGCAGTATCTGTCGGACAGCGAGCTAGCCTCATTGGCCGAGACAATACAAAAGCTAGCGCAGAAGAAATCCGCCGCAGAATCCTAAGCGTAAAAGCTGGTGAGGAACAGCGTGTAGATTTCTCAATTTCTGTTGAAGCTCCAGAATTTGAAGCTCCAAAGAATAAGATTCGTCAGTTTGCTGAGCGTATGGCTGATTCAAACATCAAGCTTTACGCTGACATCATTGAGAACCCGAACAACTACTACACGCCACAGAAGCTTGAGGATATTCAAGGACGCCTAGCTCTTATGACTGTTCCTGAGCTTCTCAACGAGATGACTACCGACAAGGTAAACGAGCTCAGCGCAAGCATCAAAGTAGACTTGTACGACGAAGATAACGTGACTGTTCTATTGGGGGCAGAACTTATCAAGAGGTACTCAGCCGAAGGAGATGAGGCTAAGCTTCTTGATATGATTGAGCGTATGTCTAAGATGGGAACGACAGTGGGCCGTATGCTACGCCACTTCGGTGAGATTAAGAACTCGACCCACCTTGGAATTGTTCAGACTGTAGTCGTTATGGCTCAGCGTGCCGGAAGAAGACTGACGGAATCTCAGATGGTTAAACTTAATGACCTTGCTGTTAAGCTGTTCAATCTTCAGACGGAGGCCAATACTCTTATGTACACGGCAATGCATAGTCCGAGCAAAGAGCTTGACCAACAGATTAAGAACAAAGAGAAAGAACTCAAGGCTGCTACAAAGAATCTTGATGACTTTATTATGACGGCCATCCCTAAGGCTACGATGGATATCTTCGGAGCTCTAGTAAAGGGTAACCTTCTTACTCCAATTTCTCAATCTGTAAACGTATTCGCCAACCTTGCGAACGTAGCAACGAGACAATTCCTCGTGGCTCCAGTAGCATCTGTTATCGACTTCGTGAGAGCTTTCACGTCAGGAAAAAACAGAGAGATTACACCTAGCGTCGGAGCATTCATTTTCGGCGTCAAGAGGGCTGCATTTATGGGCGTTCCCGAGGCTGTTGAGTACATCTTCAAGGGTACGAGACCAACCGAAGAGACATTCCAATACGAGTCTCGTCAAGGCTTCATTCCGCTTCAGGCTATTGTTGCAGCATTCAGCGATACTAAAATTGCAGCAGCAATCAATAAGGCTGCCGGCAAAGAAGTAATCAAAGGAGACCAGCTAGCTAGACTTCAAGACGGAAGCATCGCTATTTCAGACAGACTCAAGAAGATAACTGAGGGCACTTTTGGAATCGCTCCCGAGGTTATGTTCAGACTGCTTACTCTTGGTGACCGACCGTTTGCTAGATTCGCAGAAGGCGTTGAGATTTACAGAAGAGGTAAGAAGCTTGGTCTTAAGGGTGAGGCTCTTGACAACTTCGTAAAGCATCCGGACCCTGTTACAATCAAGGCTGGTCGTGAGGCGGGTCGTGAGATTACCTACCAGGCAGATACTTCATTCTCAATTGCTGTTCAGACTATCCTGTCTCAGCTGTCGAAGACTCGCTTAGGTTCGTTCTTGACTACCATTATCGTTCCGTTCTCTAAGACTCCGTCTAACATTATCTACGATACGCTTAACTACGTAGCCCCTCCTGTTGCTATCGGTAGAGCTGTAATCGCAGCTAAAAATCGCAGATACGACGACTTCTCTACGCTTCTCGCAAAGAGTGCTGTAGGATTCTCTATCTACGCTGTAGCGGACTTCTTGATTAAGAATGGACTTGCTACTGCCGGTATTGGAGACGACGAGAAGAAAGAGCGTGAGCTGTTCTACGCTCAGTTCCCATACAATAGCATCAACGTGTCAGCCCTTATGCGTAAGCTAAAAGGTGAGGACGCTACCCTGAACGTAGAAGAAGATGTATTCATTGATTACTCTAAGGCAGGACCTATCGGAGCAATCATCGGAGCTAGAGCTTCTTACTGGGCAAACAAAGAAGTCAAGCCTACATCAGTAGCCGAGGAGGCCGAGGCGTACAGCGAGATGGCTACTCTATACCTGAGCGAGATGCTTGGAACTACGATGTCTTCATTCCAGTTTATGGCTCAGCAGTCGTTCCTTGCCAACACGAACCAGATTCTTGAGTTGCTCACCACGCAAGGTGAAATCAACCCAGACTACATTCTGACTAGCTTGTTCAGAACCACTAGTGCTGCTGTGTTGCCTAACTCACTCAGCGCCCTGAACAGAACTACTAGAACTAAGCTTCCGGACCTATACGACAAGAACAGCCTGTACAATAGCTTGACTAACGTAATCAAGGACCGTACGTTCTCTACCGACGACGTACCAGTCCGCTACAACATCTGGGGTGAAGGAATCGAGCAGACTCCGCAAGGCGCCAACCCTGTTCTGTTCCACCTGTTTGACCCGGTCAAATACCAGAAGAGAATCTACGAACCGCACAAGCAAGAGGTATTCAGACTCTACGAAACTCTTGGACAGGACACTAGAGTCATTCCAGGATACCCTCGTGAGCTAGACTCTCGCAAGTTCAAAGACGAGGAGACTGGTATCGAATACACATTTACTAATGAAGAGGTTAATGATATGATTAGAGCCCTGGCAGAAGAGCGCACTAAACGTATGAAAGAGCTTATTGCTCAGGATTGGTACCAGTCTTATCCGGATGAGGACAAGGCATACGAGTTAGAATATCTCTACAAGGATATCTCTAAGAACGGAGAATGGAAACAACTCCTTTACAACTACAAAGAAGTAGCAAAACAACAAAACAGAATCAAAGAATGAACATATGGAAATCCATCTCAACCCTATCACTAATTGGGTTCTTAGCAAGCTGCAGCGCGAGCTGGCACTTGAATCAGGCAGTCAAGAAAGACCCATCTATCCTGAGGCCCACGGTTGTTACGAAATGGGACACGATAGTGATTCCGCCAATAACGCTGATTGATACGGTATCTATCCCATCTGCTGAGGACTCCTCGGTTATTGACAATGACACCGTAAGAATTGTTATTACTAAATTCCAGGACCGCCTTATCGTAAAGACAGAGGTGAAGGAAAGACCGGTTGCTAAGCAGGTATCTGTTGAATGCCCCCCGCAGCTCGTTCAGCCGGAGAGCAAAACTGGTAAGGTCAAGAATTACTTACTTTTGTTTTTAGCCTCGGCTCTAGTTATAATGATGTTCTTATATCGATTTAAGTAATGGCGAAACTAAAAACACAAACAGCTACCACATTTAAGAAGAAACCTAAGGTGAGCCGGCCAGGCGTACACGCTAAGACAAAGACAAGTAAGTCAAAGTCGTCTAAGCTGTATCGCAAGCTCTCCGTTGGTCAGGGCTAAAGAAAAAGCTCAGCCGAAGACTGAGCCAATCAGATATTGCGAGACTAAACCAGTAGAATGCGATTGCTACGGAAGGGGGTGCAGCAAGTCAAAGGCCTTAACCAGATAGCCTAATGATGTGTTATTGTCACCACCTCTAACTCCGGTTCTGTAGAAGTGCTTTTCGCAGATTACTTTTAATCGTGCTGTAGCAATGATGATGCTATACATTACATCTTCAGACGTATAATTACCCTCAGCTATTCTTTGCTTATCTGCGGTCTTTGTAGCGGCAATCAAACACCAGAACTTTGCTTCGGTAGTAGCTAGTCCGGAAGCTTTTCCTCTTGATTCGTACTCTATGTAGAAGTTTCCAGACCAGTGAGTTCCAAAGTCAAACTTAACTTCAATTGTGTGGTCTGAAAGCATCTTTCCTAAAGCATTCTCCCCTACTTGACCAAGCTTAAGGTCATACCTGAAGTCACTATTGTAATCCATTATAACTCGTCTACGATTGTATAGGTGTCAAGGTCTTGCCCGTCGATGAAGAACTTTTTGAATCTGTTTACGGCTAGCTCGACCTTTTGTTCTCCGTCAAAGATAAACTGGTCTGACACAGTAAACACACCAAGGTCTAAACTTTTTTTATCTATTGCCAAAAAGTAGAAGTCTCTGATACCAAAAATCTGAGTGTAGATGTAGGCCTGCATATCATATCCGTACTTCCTAGCTGAGAATCTAAAGCCACTTTGAACGTCTGTCGTAGTCTTGATGTCTGCGATAAAACCTTGCTCAAAGTTTATGATGTCAGCCTTAGCCCTGAACGGAAGCCCGAACAGCATAGAGATTCCAGGAGTCTCAAATGTAGAGCCCTTCAAGTACTCTTTCATAATCTCGTTTCGGTTGAATGCGTCTACTATCCTCATCGCAGCATCATATTCGGCAGACGTGATTACCGCCTTGTCTGAAGCACCCTTAAGCTCTTTGAATGCCTTTGTCGTCTTTCCCTTAGTAGACGAAACATCAAACCTTTTTTCAAACTCTTGAGGCTCTAGAATCATAGTATGAATGAGCTTCCCTGTCAACAGCGCTGCCGTGTCCTCTTTCTGGCCATACTTCGTTACATAGTAGTATGTCTTCGGAGATTCCAGCAACATCTTGCACGCAGAAGATGAGAGCGCGTGCTTGCCGAGATATCCATAATAGAAACTGTCATCCATCATCAGTTCCATTAAATCTGCAGCAAGGCGTTCTTCGCCGTTGAGCAGGGTTATAAGCTCGTCCATTGGTTCGATTGGGGGTTTTATTTAATTGCGTGCTTTTCGATTGTGCTAGCCGTCGCAGCTCACACAATCAGGGTCCATTGCTTTTGTGGCGATGTCCCCTCTAAGGACAGACTCCGTACGCATATAGTACAGTGTCTTGATTCCTTGCTTCCAGGCTTCCATATGGACCATATTAATCCATTTAGGCGTGGCCTCTGATGGGAACGCTAGGTTTAAGCTAACCGATTGGTCAACGTATCTCTGGCGAACTCCACCCTGTTTAATCAACTCAAGCTGATTAATCTCCTTGAACGTCTTGAAAACGTCTTTAACAGGCACAAAGTCATCGATGCTTTCACAATCATCAATCTTTGTAAGCTTCCCGTTTACGTATCCCCAGGCATTTAGTTTTTCAATGCCCTGTACACTTCCTCCATCGATTAGGATTTGGTCCCAGGTGTCCTTGTTATTGATTCCAATCTTCTTGAAGACCTTCTCCAACGTAGGATTCTTTCTGATAAACGTGCCCTTAGCAGACTGCTCGGTGAATACGTTAGCAGCCCAAGGTTCAACTCCTGCACTTACGTTTCCGCTAAGCTTGCTGTTGGATACCGTTGGCGCAATTGCTCTAAGGTGAGTATTACGCATACCGGTTCCACGGCACCATAGTGGTTCTCCGTAGATACGTGCCATATCTCTACTTGCTCTCTCTGATTCGTCTTTCATATGAGAGAAGATTCTACGAGTATGGAACTGAGCAGGCAACCCCTCAAACGGAATTCCCTTTTGTTGGAGGTAGGTGTGCCATCCAAGTACCCCAAGGCCTAACGCTCTACCCTTTTCGGCAGAACGCACGGAATTTTCGAAGCCCTTAAGATTTTTAGCCTTTTGGATAAACTCCTCAAGCACACCATCCAAGAACATAGTGCTATGGTAGACGAGGTCGGTGTTACACCAATCGTCATACTTAGCAAGATTCAAAGAAGATAAACAACACACAAAGCTGTGCGCTTCGTCAGTATGAAGTACAATCTCAGAACAGATATTTGTCATATAGACTTTGAGTCCATTGACCTTATATGCGTCTGGATTTTGTTTGTTTACATTGCCGCGGTACATAATGTACGGCTCACCAGTAGCCTTGCGCTTCTGTAAAAGCTTGCTCCACTTTCTTCTAGCATCTGCATCACCTTCCTCTAGTTTCCGCATAAACTTATCTCCGATAACTGCACACTGGTGGAGGTTAAGGCTTTGGCGATTCACATCTCCCTTTGGCTCCCTGATTTCCAACCAGTCGTCAAAGTCTGGGTGCTCAATGTTTAGGTTAACTGAGGCTGCACCTCGGCGCACATTCCCCTGCGAAGTAGCTAGGATAGTAGAGTCGTAAATCTTACAGAATGGAACGACGCCGTCAGTAGTCCCTTCACCGTTTCCAATAGGAGAGCCAGAAGGACGAATCATATTGATTCCAATTCCAACGCCTCCACCGTGCTTAGCCAACAGCATAAGCTCAAGGTTCTTTGAGCCGATATCGTATACGCTGTCCGCTACGTCGATACCGAAGCAGCTAATCGGTAAGCCCCGGTCTGTTCCCGTGTTAGCAAGCACGGGCGTAGCAAGACATAGCCAGTTGTTCCAGATATACTCAAAGAACTTAGGCGCGAGCTCAGGTTTTTTTAGCCTTGCCGCAACAGTGTTAGCCACACGTAGATATGCCTCTCTAGGCGTCTCATCACCAATTAGGTATCCTTTGCTGATTGTCTTGAGGTATACTTCCGTATCGCCCCACTCTGGGTAATCAACTCCAGCTTGCCACTCTCTCTTCATATACTTTTTCTTCTTTTTCAATTTTAGCAACAATGTCCTCGTAGATAAGCAGATGCTTCTTGCTCGTGCTGAGTAGATTGCTTAGCGACGTCAACGCAAGGACCACCGTTGAGTGATTCCCTTTGTTGAAGATGTCGGCAATCTGACTAAGTGAGATGTAAGTTCTATTATAGAACTCTTTGTAAGCAATGTTCCTTGCGAACACAATATTCGCTTTTCGACTGCTTGACATCATATCCTTAATGGGAACACCGGTTTCCCTTGATACGACTCTAAGAATCTTTACTTGTATCGGAGTTAGTCCCATATTGCTTCAAAGTCTTCTCCTTCGTTTGCTTTCGAATAATCCGTGGGGCGAAGAGCAAAGAAATCGGTATGAGTAACGCCACCAACGAGATGATAAAACCAATCAAGTTCTGAGGCTGCGACGGTATCATATTCAAAGATAGCATCATAACCTAACTCTTGCAACTTTTCATTAGCTCTTTTTTTGATAAACTCTTTTAGGTCTGAAGCCTTTAGATTTTCGAGGTCTCCCATTTCAAACATCTTGTCGATGTAGTTCATCTCCATCTGTACTGCCATACGAGCAGCCTCTTCAATCTTCGGCCTTACGGCTAATCGAATCTCAGGGTGCTCTTCACATAGATGATTGAACAATACGCAACCCATCGTGCTGTGCAGGCTCTCGTCACGTACGCTCCACTTCATCTGTTGGCCAATGCCCTTCAACAGATTTCTCATCTGAAAGGAATAGAGAACAGCAAAAGACGAATACAAGGCCACACCTTCAGCAAAGGCAGAGAAGACAGCGATAGAACGAGCAACATCCTGCCTAGCCTTAGGGCTAATCTTCAAAATGTTATGGTCGTATCCAGCCTTAGTGTTCACGAGGTTCTCAAATCGTTCAGCTGTTGCAGGTTCGTGCAAAAATGCAGCAAAGTCGTCAAGCCCTAGCGTCTCGTTTAAGTAACTATATGCTGCAGCGTGGATTGTTTCTTGCGAACCAAAAGCCATTGCCATCTGCTTAATCTCGTGCTTTGGAAACCATTTAGTTACCATTGTGGTCCAGTAGTCGCCAACAGCTGTCTCTGTCTGAGCGAAGCCAAGCAAGATATTGCCAACAAGGTTCTTCTCGGCCGGAGTTAGATTCTCTCTGAAGTCTTTTACATCATTCTGCATCGGTATTTCAGTGTGCAGCCAGAAGGCTTGCATCTGCTTAAGCCATCCATCGTTGTAATAAGCCGGGTATTCAAATGGCTTATATTCGATTCTCTCATCAAAGAGTCCCATTGTTTTTGAGTTTATGTTAGACGAAAAGCGGCCACCGAGGTGACCGCCGAATTAGGATTGCGAATGTACGCTTTAGACGTCTTATCAGCTAATTATATCCCACTAAGTTAAACGCAATAGTATCAGGCAGTTCCCCAAATACATACTGCGTTACCGAGCATAACCACATCCGTGATTTGGTGTTTTCGTAGAATACTCCGTCATAATTCCATAGCTCGTACCAAGCTCCACCATCTGACGTATCTTCTACCTTTACAAGTTTGCCGTCGTGTTTATGGTCGCATCCATTAGCGCATACCAGGAGATGACACTTCTTTCCATTGTTACTAAGGAAGTCAAGAAAGTCGTCTGCTCCGGAAACCATTTGAAGTTCTTCGTGGCCACCTTCCCAATCTGGTAAATCGATATACCAGTTCCCGTTACTTTCCTTTGTGAACGATAGGTGCTTTGATTCCTGTGAGGCTGTTAATTCTGATTTCATTTACGGTTTTTATGTTTCGTTGAACTAAGTAATCTTTTGCCAAGTTGGCAGCTAGTTCTCTAGCTTTCTCCTTGGTCATAGATTCGATAGCTTCTTTCCATTCAGCCTGAGTGGAGCATAACAAACCATTGTAACCGTGAATGATTTTCTCTTTGTAAGGAGAAACATTTGACGCAATAACTGCAGTACCTGTAAATGCTGCCTCTACAAGCTTCAGGTCCGATTTACACTCATTGAAAGTGTTCTTCTTTAATGGAACCAACGCAACGTCTATGTCTTGGTAAACGCTTCCGTAGTGGAACATATCAGTCCAGTCTACTGGATGGCTAGCCTTAAGCTTAGACACGTATCTTTCTACGTTGGTGCAGTAGAGAATCTTATCTTCAAAAGTGTATCCTATCTCATCTACATCGTTATTGTGGGCCCCAGCACCAGTATATCCAAATCTCAAAGATTCAGATTCTGTTTTAGGTAGCGCCCATTGTTCAGCAGCCGGGTCAATAGCATTCGGAACTATTACTATTTCCGCTTTTGTATTGAGTCTGCTGATATGTTTTGCCAAGACTTCAGATGGAGTCCATATGACGTCTGCAATCTTTATTGTCTTCTGAATCATCGACGACATATGATTTTTCCATATGTTGTAGTTGAAGTTGTCTTTATTCAGAATCCAATAGTCATCTATGTCTACAATAATCTTTATCCCGTATGACTTCATAATCTTACGGAACATATGATGGTTTTTTGCAGGTAGACATCTTGGTATTACCACGTTGTCAACTAGCGTCAAATCCATCTGAGACATCTCGGTGGCGTCAGATACAAGATGAACATTATCAAATCCCTGTCTCATAAGATTTTCAACAGGGACCATAACCCGATGATAATTTACACCATTCAGGTCATCAAGAAGTATTATAGTGAACATTAGTGTCCTTCGCTATGCTGTTTGATTGCGGCACGAATTAACTCGAGCTCAATCTTAACTTGCTTAGAATAGTTGTCTACCAAAACCTTTACTTCATCGTGGTCCTGCTTAGGGGTCCCATCGCTTTCGTGCAAGGATTCGTATAACTCTATTGTCGCGTCGCTAATAAAGTCGCAAGCAATGAAGTACATTCTTGAAAGTTCATCTATTTTCATCTGATATCAATTTAATAGCCTCGTCTACTTGTGCTTTGTTCTTCGGGATGAAGAACTTCCAGTCGTACATATCGTTTTCACGGCAGTGACGAAGGAACATTTTCCATCGCAACGGGAAGTCGTCAGACATAACATAACCTTTGGTTTCTATTACAAACTTCTTCTCGTAGCTAACAAAGTCAGGTGTGTATATTATTTGGAGGACTGTTTTGTTAGAACCGTCCACAAGTTCTCCTTTTTTTGGAACAGACTTGTAATAACAGCCTGGGCCTTTGAAAGAATCTTGTAATACATACTTATGTTTTTCGTATTCAAAACTGATTCCTGCTTCTTGGAGCGCTGCGGCGCAGTACGCTTCGAGGCTGGACTTGTATTGGCCTTTCGGCTTTGCTTTTGATTTACCTTTTGCATTTTTATTGCGTTTATACATAAGCAAATATACTCACCCATAGCGAGATATCAAAAGATATCAGATATATCTTCACTCGGAAGCACTAAAGTCTGCACAGGACGCTGTTCGAATATCGGGATAAACAGCCTACTATTCGACCCCTGCAGGGCGCCGAAAGAAGTAAACTGACGGCTCATTTCAAACAGTACCGGAGAATATAAACCAGTTGGCTGTCCTCCGGTCTCTACCTCACGTACCTTCCTTACGTGGAACTCAATCGTCCTACGTGTAGGCTCGTCCTGGTGCTGAATTTTTCTATGTAACGACAAGAATCCATCAGCCCTATTCACGAACTTACCGCCACCTTCAGTGTCTGCCGCTGTAGGTGCAACGGGGTGTCCGTCTTCACCAAGTTTTCGCTGTGCCTCAGTCACTGCGTGTGTGTTAAGCCATACAGCAATAGACTTAGCGTTAGCGAACGTCAGAAGTTCAGACGCTGCTTCGTAGTGATATTCGTGCGTACTGATTGCAGAACCGTGAGCCAAATCAATCTTCAAGCTGTTGTATGGGTCAATAAACAATCCATCTACTGGCTGACTCTTGATTAACTTCTCTGCAAAGATTATAAGGTCGTAGTAACTATAAACCTGCCTGTTCGAGATTACAGTGAAGTGGCTTTGTACCCACTCGAAAGCTTTTTTTCTCTGAGCATAGTTCATATGCTTTAACTGCATATCGGTAGCAAACTGCATAAGCTTGTACTTGATTGATGCAGTTCTGTTTTCTGACGAATAAACAATCCACTTCCATCCGTGACGCATAGACGACGTTACCATCATAAACAGAATGAACGTGGTCTTACCCACGTTAGAGTGTCCGTTGATAATCAAGAACTCTTTTTTGAACCTGAAGTAATTGTCAAGGTGGTCATTGCCAGTGTCCAGGCCAATCTCAACCTTGCCTTCAGCTAGGTCGTTAATCCATCTGAAGTCCTCATCGTCAGAAGATACAAAAGACATATCTCCATCGTTGATTAACATCTCACGTTGGAACTTGTCTTCTTGCTCTACAATCTCACGAATAGGAAGCTTCTTTCCTTGTTCGACGCCATCACGAATGGTCTGACGTGCTGTCTCGACTGAATCGATATCTCTCTTTTCAATCTCACGCAGAAGGACTCTGATTACCTCATCCTCCTCCATCCTTCCTGCAGACACGTATCCACCACAAAGAATAGAAGCCTTTAAGAGTGTAGCGTGCTTCTCTCCGTCAGGAGCATTACGAATCATACGAGCCGCAATGTTTAGCTTATGGTAGTCTGTGTAGTTTTCTACCTGCTTAGACTCCTGATTGGTAGCCGCCTGCTCGGTCAAGATATGACCGAATGCCTTAGTCTCATCTTTGATTACAATATCCGGGTCGTAGGATTCGAAACAGGCGCGAGACTCATTGATTCCACTAGGGTCAATATCGATTCCGTATTGCTTGTCAAAGTATGCCTGAAGGGCTCTAAAGTGGTCTCTGTGGCGCTCCGGGTTTGTTACTTGAACCAACGCCTTTAGGCCGTCACCACTAGGAGATACCCAGCAAGACAAAACGTACTCATCAGTAGCAAGTACTGGCTTTAGTTTATCTACGTCGACGTGGTCAAGGTCGATAACAATAAGCCCACTGTGGTCGTGTAATGCCGAGTCTTTGCGCTCTAAGAAAGCGCCGCTCCAAAGCACTACAGGTAGTTTCTTTTTCTGTGTTTTATCACCGGACCTCAGTTCCGATATGGTAGTCAACGACTTCCCCGTTCGAATACGTTGGAGTGCCAACTCCACTGAAATATGATGTGGATTCTCCTTTTGAAGAATGTCCTTGAATATCGTTACTGTGTTCTTGAGAACGCTCATTTGCTATTGCGATTTTAAGTAAGATTAAATAACCAATGAGGTCCTGTATGGTGTCCTCAGTCTCATCGTTGAATCCTTTGTTCTTGATTCTCATCAATTTATCATCGATTCTACACGCTATGTTCTCAGTTGCCGAGCCCCTAGCAAAGATGTTTGCAGGCTTTAGCGCTGAGTCTCCGTACGCTTTGTTCTTTTGTAGTAGTAAATCACGTACGGCATTTGCCTCTTCTACAATCTGTTCTGCTGTTGTTTTCATTAGTTGTTCCATTCAAAGTCTTCGACCCATATTGGAGTTTTATCTCCGACATAAGCGCTAAATGTGTTGTACTCTGCAAATTCAACAGCCTCCTCTAGACTCATATCGTTAGCCAATATGTCAATGACTTTCGACCTTGAGTATACTACACGAAAAGACGACGGGCATATTCCGATGATTGCTTCATCAAGTCCCTCCGCAAACAAAATGCCTTCATCATCGTGACCAGAGTAAAGGCTCACAATGTATTCTCGTTTATTCATAGGAATGCTGAGTCTCCAACTTTTTTAATAGATTTAACTTTAGTTATTGCTATTCGCTTTTCGCCTTTGTAAGCAGAGCCATACAACTCCTCGTCAAGTCTGTCCATTGTCTTTTTGTCTTTAGACATAATGTCATACGAGTTGTCGTACTTAGATACGGCCCAAGTAGACTTAGTAAAAGTGTTTTTTGCTTTGCGAATAGATACTTCTATCTCAAGATAGTATATGGGATACATTATTCTTTGATGAAGACTCCATCAACCATACGTCCCTTTCTATCTTTGATTTCGTTGTAAGCCAACTGAAGGCAGTCGTGAGCGCTTAGGTTTGCCTGAGCGGCGAGGATGATGATTGTGACAATTGAGTCTCCGATGCCATCGGCAAGTTTCTCCTTGTCTCCACGAGCAAGTGCGGCCATCGTCTCACCGACTTCTTCCATTACCTTAAGTGCCTGACGGCTTTTGTATTCTGGCTCGAGCAAATTGCGGTCTCTAGCCCAGTCCTCTACTGCGAGGAACAGCTCTCCTGTTGTCATTTCTCTGTTTCTAAAATTAAACTTAATGCGTCTATGTATCCTTCCCAGTACTTAGCCTCAGCATCCTTCCTGTTATACATACAGACGTTGCGAAAGTACTGCGCTTTTTTGTATTGTTCAGCAATCAGTCTAGGATTTTTCATTCTTTTTGCTTTTATTTTTCTCATCAACACACTTGTAGCACCACAATTCCCACTTTGTTGCGGACTCTATGTTGTACATAATATCATCCCACGACTCGCTTTCCTTTCCGCACTTGTCGCAGGCCGGAGCAGGACCGAAGTCATCGTCGATGTTCTTGTAGAACTCGTTGAATGCCTCAAGGTTGTCGCCTTTGTTACCGTTCATATTGTAGAAGTCAATGTAGTACGGACCAAGGTCGACTACTATTGACCACATACCTTTGGTGTAGTTGACAAACGATACACCGAATCCCCACTGGGAGTAGTACTTTCCTGTTTTGATTGTCATTTCCATAGTCTTTGAAGAATGACACCAGTAGCTATAAGTACTACCCCAGCAGCAAATTGAATTGGCATTGGAGATAATACCCACCACCAAGACCAAGTGATGTATCCGGTAAGCTTTAGGGCAATAAATAAAATGGTTAGGAATCCAGAGAATCCAACGCTTGGGTATTTGTTTGATGTTTTCATTGTCAGGTTTTGTTTAGTTATTCGGATTTTCTCCGAGTTGAGTTTCATTTTTTGACAGCTCTACGATAAAGTCAGCGACCTTCTCGCACTGCTGTTTGTTTAGGAACTGAACGCTGCTAGAGTGGAACGTATGACGAATCTTATCATACACCAACTTCTTTATCAGCTCCCACTTTTCTTCTTCTGTTTTCATTTGTACTTACGTATTACTTCAAATGTTCTCTTGACATCAGCCAGCTTGTAGGTTTCTCCGACACGCACTGGATACCAAGCAATGGTGAAGCCGTAGTTGGCATCCCAGTCCTCTTCCTGTAGTCTATTGCCGTTTACTGAGATAAGGTATATCCAAGGGATGTTACCCATCAGCTCAAGCTCAATACCGATACGCCTCATACGATTGATGAAGATGTCAACCTCATTCATTTCTCGTTGGTGTTAAAGGTTTCGTTGTAGTAGTCTTTAAATGTTTTGTGTTTAAATCCAATCATTGGGTGCGTTAGCCTACTTTTTTCAAAAGCATCTTCAATCTGCTCTTTCTC